NCTGTTCTTCTGATGGCTTCCTTAAATCACTACCACACTTACTACACTTATCATCTTTAGGTGTAGTTTGAAACTCCTTAGCGCAATCTTCCTTAGTACACTTCCACTTAAACTTAGGTATTCTAATAGGTGGTTTACGTGTACACTCCTGAATAATGGCCCTGAAAGCTCTCCTCAACGGCCAAGAAGTCTGTGCTACCTCAAAGAGGTTCACATAATCATAAAACGGCCTTCTAATCTGTGGCTCAGGTTCAAATACGAAAGACGGTTGGGCTGATCTAGTCTTAATTAATTGGACTCCTAATCGCCTTCCCAACCAACCTAGTAATTTTTCTCCTCTAGTAAGTTCTGGATCTTTTGCCTCTATCTTTAAACTCTTGCTTCTCTTACTCATACTCATTCCCTTACAACAAACATGTCCCTAGATACATTATCCAACTTTATACTGGCATCCTTCCCGGCAAGCTTCTGGACTGCCCAATGTAATGTTTCATGACTCAAAACCTCTTCAATGTCCCCTTCATTATAATCCCCAAAAATGAATACCACACCGCTACCCGTATCATAAATCCCAAAGATTGACCCAGGGTAATGGAATCTGAATTGGACTCTCCGCTTCATTTCCTGAATCCTCTACAGTGAATAAAGTCTTCTCCCTTCTCTATCCTCCAGTAATATATAGCACCAGGACTATAAATTTATTAGCACTCAAAACTAATTTGGGCAGGAAAGGAGGCCCCTGTTTTCAAAGAGCTCTCAAGCAATTCCTACCCGTATCCTATAGGAAGCGGAAAGGGTTTAGTAGTTAACCAATTAATGGTTGCTACTAAACTCCTTGCACACACCACATATATATATTTAATTCAGGAGCAGGGCCAGTCTAACATGCTACCCGTCGGTAGACTTACAGTTCTTCTACTCCCGCCTGAGCCATGAGAAGGCGCTACTCTCCCCAGTTTCTCAGGATGTATAACTTCATCAGCCAATCCAGCTAGATCGGCTACCCAGCTGATGAGGCCAGGTTTTTAGCTGTCTCCCGGTTACTTCCGGGTGACTACAATGAGCGCTTTGGGGAGTCCCCGTTTCCCGGTATCGCGCTCTAAATAATAACACATCTAACGCATTAAACCAATATGGGTTTCAGCTCTTCCGGAGGCACTTGAGCTCAATAGATGTCTAAAGTCTCACCAGTCCCTGGTTACCCAGAGCCCGATGAATGTTCCCGTAAATATATATAGAAACCAACTATTAAACGTTTCTATTTCCCTACTAACCCTTCCTTTAGAATCCTAAGCTTCTCTTTAAGAATCCGTTGGTTATTCAATACTTCTATCATAGGAGCAGACTCTTCAAATGCTGCTGTTGCCTTCTTAACCTCAGTCATAAGCTTATTCACTTTCTTAATTACTCTATCATGTTTCTCTAACATCTTCTCTAAGGTCTCTAGCTCTAATTTGACATTGTCCCTGAAATCTCCATCAGTCATGAATCTCCATTCACTAGCAATTTCAACCTGGAAAACCTTCCCACATTCAGCTACAACTATGAGCTTACCATCTTCATCAAGAAGTACATTCACAAACGAACAAATAGACTCGTTTGCCTCTTTATCCTGTCTACTAGACTTCTTATTTAACGGTTTATGGTGGCAAACCAACATCTTATCTGGATCTAACTTTATTACCTTTACCTCTACCATCAACACCACCCCCTAATCCTTACCTGTATGAATAATCTTCCCTATATAAACTAACTTAGCTTCACTAGGAAACTTCTTCTGTCGCTCTCTCTTTTCCTTAATAGCTTCTTCTAACGTTTCACACCAAAGCACAGCCTCAAATTCTGGTGCATCAACCTTCATAGTGAATACAAAATACTCCTCTTCCATACTAACACCTCCTAATATTTACCATCCCATATCGGTTGTTTAAACAATCTAGAAATTAGATTTAATACCCAACACTTCCAAAGTCTACAAATCTTAGGTTTATTTAAATATGACTTGCATCTCCCTGTAGCTTTATTAAACCCAAAACATAGATTCGAATGATATTCCCGATGTGTAAACTTTATATAACCGGGTTTGTTTTTATCTGACATGAAACACATTGTCCCTCTCATACAACATAAACCATGACAAAATAAACAAATGACTTCAGCAAACTTACTATAAATGAGCTGGTTATATCCTAACACGTACAGCGCCTCCGCGAAAACTTTTTTCCTTAAATGCATATATGGCCAACATCAAACTTATTGGATAATCGTCATGCCTACCCTTAATCTTAGGCGCCTCCAACTTCAGAATGTTCCCTGTGTATTTCCTTTCCAAGTCTAGAATCTGATCCACAAACTTGCTCTTCTCCCTCTTATACTCAGTATGTTTAGGAAACTTAACTCTATCGTGTTGGAACTCCCTATCCATATTCTTAGCTGCTAAATCGTTCTCTGGCTTAGAAGCATAAAAGTCTCCAACCCTGGCCCAAGCTACCTTCCTATATCGTTGTGTCCTACTATCTATAAGTTCATCTTCCCAAAGCCTCTTCCTAAGCATATCATAAAGGCCTACACCCAACCCCACAACGTCAACTAGGCCATAGCGGAGTGGCTTATATCTCTTCAGGAATGCTACTATCTTGGGTATCTGTACTTCAAAATCTAACCCTTCCAATTCTAACCAGGCTATTATATGGATCTCCAATGGTGAAGGGTTAACCTCTATTATCGTTACCACAGTACTATCCCCGGCCCTAGCTACATCTATACCAAAAAACCGTAGTCGTTCCTTAACCCACTGGTAGTCTTCTTCCAAAAGTACCAGATCTTCCCAGGCTATAAACTTAAGTACTGCTCCTACCCACTCTAACATGAACTGGGTCCTAAACTCTATTGAGTCTGGCCCCATCCTCTCTCTTTCTTTACTCACGTACCTCTTATACTTTCTAGAGTACTTAGCTGCTTCATCCCACTTAACCATTTCTACGAAGTCTGCTGTGCTCTTATTCTCAGCTGGATCCTCACTGTACTTCTCTATGGCCTGCCTAAAGTACTCATTCTTAAAGTAAGGCGATGTGGTGCCCGTCAAAACCCTGACCCCGCCCTTCTCAGCTCCCATAGGGAAGACGTCATTCTTCAGCTTCATGGCATTAACTAACTCAGACTGTTCTATAATCATTAAACTGAAAGTGGGTCCTATAATCTCTGCTTGCTCTCCCACAGATAAAGACTGTATGTATAATTCCTTATCGTTAGTTATATTCTTAAGTACGAATAGACTAGAAGTGATTCCTTCTCCGGCCGTCTGTTTAATACCTAAATCCCTCAACCAACCCTTAACTGAACTGTACCTCTTTCTAAGCCTGTTTCTGGTAACGTGAGTAATCATGCTCTTGACCGGAGCAAAGAGTCCACAGTTAAAATCTTCATTAAGAAATAGTATGTAGAATGTACCTAAAATGAGCACTGATAAAGCTACAGTTTCCGTTTTACCACTCTGACGGCACCATAGAGTAATAATCTCGTTTCCTAATGCTGCCTCTGATATCCTGTACTCTATAATCTTATCACTTAAAGGTATCTGATAGGCCCTGAATTTGAACTTCGCCTTCCTTAAAAGTAGTTCTCGCCAGTCCTTACAACACTCTATTACATCGTAAACATTCTTTGCCCTAGAGAGTTTAAGTCTTATGACTTCAACTTCGTTCATATTCATCTCCATCTCCAAATACTCTATTTGCTGAAATCTCACAAGCTTCTCGATTTCTATCTATTCCAATAAATCTTCTCCTTAAACGCTTAGCTACATTTAACATAGTACCACTACCACAAAACGGATCCAACACAATATCATTAATGTTGGTACTAGCTTTAATAAATGTCTCTAACAACACTTCCGGTTTCTGTGTTGGATATCCAGTACGCTCCGATAAATTATGAGACATTGGTGCGGCATATATCACATCTTCAGGATACTTACCTTTAGGATTCATTTTCCATTTATAAGACTTACCATGAATATTAGCAATCTTCTTCCGCTTATAAAGATCCTTACTACTATCAGCGTAAGGTATACGAATAGCATCAACATTAAAAATGTAATCATCAGTTCTAGTAACAAAGTAAATGGTGTCATGCTTCCTTACAAAACTTTTACCTCCAGTCCTAGGCGCTCCACCTTTATATACCCAAATCAATTCGTTGTGGAACTTAAATAATTTCTCTAAAAGTGGTCTAACTAAATAATTAGTCCTATAATCACAATGGTAATACAATGAACCTCTGAAACTCAACACATACTTGACCAATAATAAAACTTCACGTATGAAAGTTAAATATTCTTCCTGGTTTCTCCACTTATCCATATAACTGCCAGAAACTCCTTTCAAAACTCTCTGTGTAAAGAATGGTGGATCTATATATACCATATCAAACATGGAACCGGAAAATGTCTTCATGACTTCTAAACAATCACCGTGAATGATACGATTCCATTTAAATCTTACAGCTTCAACTTCATCCAAGACTCCCCTCTCCGCCTCATAATCCTAATAACCAGAATAGCAATTGAAGACTCATATACTATACATATTACATTTAGTCCTACAATACCGTAATTCCCAGTGGCTAAAGCCCATGCTAACATGAAGAAACTCCCTATAGCCCCCAACAGAAACTTGGTAAGAGAGAACCCTTTTAACTTGTCCCGCTCTCTATATGCCTTATACATCTGTGGAAACTTGTGTACTGCTAAGATGAAACTACCTATATATTGCAGTATTTCTATCAAAAACCTTTCCGAC